TTGGTGGCGCCGGCTCTTTCATCAGCTCACACTAACGCTGGTCAACAGATTGAGAATCCCGTCTCTCATGGTCCCAGAGACGAGCGTCGGGAAGTAGATCTGGAGGACGTCGCCCGCCAGGGCCCGTTGGACCTGGTTGGGATTGAAATAGAAGATCTGTGGGATGCTCGTGCCGGCGTAATAACTGTGGCGGCCCGTACCGTTTCCGTTCTGCAGGATCTCCACTTCGATGTCGGTACCGGGCGGATTCGGAAAATACAAAGTGAACGACTGCAGGATCTCGACCGGGTTCTGAATCACGTGCGGTTGTGGCTGGACGCCCTCGTGGAGGCCGGGGTTAACGATCCCCGGATAGGAAGGCGCGAGCTGCCAGACATAATTTGCACGGTTGGAGGGCTGGGCGAGCTGCCCGCGGTTGACCAGGGCCGCGAAGAAGGCCGCAAAGTCGCCGAGGTACTGCCCGCTGGTGGCCGCCACCGTATAGCGAAAGAACAGCCCGGCCATGTCTTTGAAGGAGACCTGACTGATCAGAAACGTTCGTAGGGTGACTAGCGGCGAGGTGATGTCGATCGTTTGGAGCATGCCGGGCTTCAGGCCTGGTTGGTCCGTCTGGTAAGTAACGTCGATCGGCAGCCCGTTCGCGCAGCCGTACCGGTTGAGCAGGGCCTGGGCATACTGCAAGAGGGCGATCGGGTCTGTGACATTGGGCGCATCCTGCACGTCCTGGTAGATCCCGCTGTCTCCCTCGATCGCGGCGCGCGCAGCGATCTCTCCCGAGCAGCTCGCCACCGTGACGGGCGAGAGCTGGGCCTGATAGTCGACCGTCAGGACGTCGCCTGATGTCAAGGGCAGATGGGCCTGGTTTTGGAAAACGCCCGGGTTCGGTATCGGGAAGCCCTGTTGCGGGATCCAGTACCAGTCGTACACGATTCCTGGCTGCGCGACCTGGAGGAGCGAGATGACTTTCTGGAGGTTCCCGTTCACTGCGACGATGGGTGGCGCCGTGATTCCGAAGGAGGTCAGAAAGGCGATGCGGTGGCCGTCGGGCGGCTGCGCCTCCAGGGGGAATGGGCCCGGGATCGCCGTCGAGAACGTGTCACGCCACAGGGCTTTCGCTTGGGTGGAGGATCGGATGAGCTCCTGGTTGCGATACTTGCCGCGATAGGTTCGAACCTTCATCGTCTCGGCGAGCCAGGCCTTCGGTGTCGCATCGGCGAGGTTGAAGGGGGCCGAGGCGTTGCCGGTCGACTTCGGGAAGAAACGGATCACCTTGAACTCGTCGACGCTGAAGTCCCATCCGGAGGCGTTGGCCAGCGTTTGGAACGCCTGGCGGCCGCTCACCCAGTTAAAGAGCATCGGCCCGAGCGCGACGCCGGGATCGCCATCAGATGCATCGTAGGAGAAGCCGTCACGCGAGAGGTATTTCCTCACGATGCCGGCCACGACGATGGAGAGCGATCCGCTGGTGTCGTATTCGCCCACGGTGGTCCGGTCGAGCTTCCCCGAGAAGTCGGAGCACTTCACATCCACGAAAATATCGGGCCGCTGCTGGCGCGCGGTTTCGGTCTGATCGTCGATCGTGCCGCCGAAAATCCGGACCAGGCCCAGATAGATGATCACTTCCTGGCCGACGACGGGCCGCAGCGTTCCGGTGGGATCGTAGAAACGGAAACTGGCCGTCGAGACCTGGCTCAGCGTCTTGACAATGTTCATGCTGTTGACCATGTAATTCTTGGTCAGGTCAGCGCCGCCGATGAAGAGCGACACACCCGAGCGCAGGATGATGGCGCCCTGCCCGAACGCTTCAGCCGAGGGAATCCCGTTCTGGCCGTGGAGGGCGGGATTTGTGGCCACCGATCCACCGGCGCCGAACAGCTCCTCGCTCGGGATGCCGGCATCGCCCGATAAGTTGGGCGCGATCGCGACGGCGCCGAGCGAGCCAACGATCTCGGCCGAAGCGATCCCGGTACCGCAGGTCCCGTAGACTTGTTGCTCCGATCCGCGGTTGACCGTCCCGCCGACGCATCCGAACTCTTCGGCGCTGGGAATGCCGGCAGATCCGATCAGGGCCAAGCCGGGTGGCCCGGCATTGTTCGCCTGGAGTGGCCCGATCGAAAGGCCGCCAGTCTGGAGCGGTCCGATGTCAAGAAAGCCGCTCATCCGAGTGCGCTTGGGAATCCCGCCGCGGCACAGGCCGCGCCACCGCCGGCCGTACTATTCAGCGAGAAATCCAATGCGGATCTGTTTGTGAACGGATCGGCCGTGAGGGTGATATCGTTTGGGCCTTTCACTACGCCCGTGCCATTGACGTCGCCCGACGTGTTGTTCCGCCAGGCCGTATTGTAGTCGCGGAACGTGCCGAGCGTGATGGCAGCATTGTTGACACCGAACCCGCCGTTGGAATCGATAATCGTGTTGAGCAAAAGCAGATGAGCATAGATCGCGTTGCCACTCTGGGCAGTGATGAAGACGCCATCGCTCGTACTATTCAAAACCGCCGAATTGGAAAGGATCAGGACCACACTCTGGTTCCCGAGTGGAAACGGCTCGGCGAAATTGATGCCTTTGCCACCATTGTTGTAGACCACCGTCCGCTCAAGCTGGATATGAGCCAGTGTGCCATCCAGCCCGCTCCCGATCGCGGTGACGTGTATGCCATCCGTCGTATTGTCATGAATCAGACAAGCGACGAAGGAGGTTCCTGGAGAGCAAGCGACACCATGCGAAGTGCAGTTTTTGATTTCGCAGGAATCGAAGCTGAGCAGCGGGAGGTTGAAGGATACGCCGTTTGCATAGCCAGTCGAGGCACTCTTACAGCCATCGACCGTGCAGTTGCGGAACAACACCAGGAAGCTCTGAGAGGAAACCCCACCGTGGATTGCTACATCTCTGGTGCCGGCAGTGTTCGTGAAGTTGAAATTCTGGAATATGAAATTCGTCGGATTCGATCCGCCGCCGGTGAGCAACGGCGTTGAATTGGTGGCAGTCGTCCAAGTCACCTTCCCGCCATCGCCACGAGTGGAAGTGTAGCCGCGAAACTGGAATGGTGTGGGATGGGAACCTGTTAAGGTCAGCGTGGCAGTAACTGTGTAGCTGCCGCTTGCTTTCACCCAGATCGTATTGCTGAGCGAGGAGGCCGCGAAGGCCTTCGAGATGGTCGAGAGGGCGCCCCCAACTGCGAACGTTCCGCCGGTGGTGCTGGTGGCCGCTGGCGATCGGTCGAGAGTGGCAGCATTCGCTGCAACGGAAACGATCTCATAGAAGCCAAGAGTCCAGCCGGATCCGGCTGATACATTGATGAGATTGCCTACATCTGCCGCGACGAAATTATGGCTGGCCGAAGTAACCTTGGTGTTCAGTGAGGCATCGACGACAAGATCACTTGCGTTGTACTGGGCTGAGTTTTGCTGGCTAAAGTCAGTGCCCGAGGCCCCAGCGACGAAGCCGCCGCCGTTGGTGTCAGCTCCCACTGTTGGCCGGACTTCCCAAACGGACGCTGTTGATAGGGACATGGTTCAGCTCCTAGAGCTTGAAGATCTTATTCGCGTCGGTTGGCCAGGAGACATTAATATCGGAACCATTGGGTGTGACCGGAAGGCCCGCATAGCTGTCGATGTATGCGATCAGCCTCGAGGTGGTGTCGGTGCCGGTGTCCTGGAAGATAACGATCGCACCATCGGCAGCGCCGGCGCCCACTGCGGTAAAGGTCGTATTGGCTGCGTTGAAGACGCCGGCGGCTGTGGTTTTCGATGCCAGGTTCGCGGTCTTCGAGATCTGATCACCACTGGCGATCGCTGGATTCAAGAATTGATCGGTTGCCTGGGCCGCCACGTAATGGCCGCCGCCGGTCCGGACCAGCACGACTTTGATATTGTCCGTCGCGAGCGCGAACTCACCCTTCAGGAAACTCTCGCGCGCTTTGTCATAAATGAAGTTGGACACCGTTTTCTCCTTTTAGGGGGTTACCGCGCGGATGCCCACATTGCCGAGCTGCTGGACCAGCGTATCCGCGATCGTGCTGGTAAGCTCCTGGATGCCATTCCCGCCCACCACCGTGCCGGCATTCACGGTCAGGTTGACGGTAGGGTGGCTGCCCTGGAGGCCGCCGCCCGCCCCAGGCCCCCACGCTGGCGATATGGGCGCGTTGGCAGGGCCGGGCGTATAGCCGGGGATGGTTGGGCCAGGCTGCGTTACGGCGCGAATGAGGGTACTGAAGCCGCTGACGACGGGCGCCAGGGTGCTGGCCACGACGGTGACCATATCGCCGACGAGCGAGTTCGCGGCTTCCACCGCCTGCGTGGCGGCCAGTGAGGTCTGGCTCGCGTTCTGGGCGATTTGGACCGCCAGGTCGACCGTTCCAGAAAGGCGGCTGTTATCGAAGGCGAGCTGGTTGGCGGCGTCAGCCGCAGCCAGGGCAGACGAGTTGAGCGAGTTAGTCGCGCCGACGATTGCAGTCGAGGCGGCCAGCGCGGCTTTCGCGGCCTCATATTGCAGCGTCGCGGCGTCCTGGAACGGCTGGACCGCCACAGCGAGTTTGGTGGCTGCCGTGTTGAGCGTAGAGCCGGCATGGCCGAGCTTATTGATCTGGTCATAGATCGCCTGCAATTGAGCCGGCGCCTGCAGGTCGGCGAGCTCTTTCTGCGCGCGCTGCAGCGGCGTTCCCAGGGTGATCTGGGAAGCGATCCCGCCACCCTCGGTGCGCTGGGTGACCACGTCGCCCGGCTGGCCGGCGATCGTCCCACTCTGACCTCCACCGGGAACGAATCCAGTTGCGCCCGCGCGGACAGCGTCGGCCAGCGATCCGGCGGACACCGCTGCGGAAAGCATGTCGGCAGAGAGCTGGTTCACCGTTCCGTCGGCGGCGGTGCAGGCGGTGGACAGGTTCACCATCTGGCCGTTGATATACGCGATCGAGGTGGCATACTCACTGGCTGTTCCGCTGGCAGCATTCAGATTGGAACTGAACGCAATCACCTGACCATTGACCTTTTGGATCGTTCCCGCGAAGTCGCTCGCTGAAGAGACCGTATCTCCGTATGCGATCCCGAGGTGTGTGAGTTTGCCGTCGACGATCGCGAGCGAGGTCGCATAATCGTTTTCGACGTTCACATTGTTCAATGACTGGGTGGCGCCCTGCTGGCGGGCGGTGTTGAGGTTGTACTGCGAGGCGCTGGCGCGATCCGCGGCCGCGGCCACGTTGTGGTGGGCGCCCGTCAGTGCGTCGGTCGCGTTCTGCAGCTTCTTCTGCGTCTCGGCATAGGCGCCCGCGTAGCTGGAGTCTTCGGCCATCTTCGCGCCGAGCACGCCCAGCTCGGTCGTCAGGTTCTGCACGGTCAGCTCGGCCTTGGAATGTTCGGCTTCGATCTTCAGCAGGGCGGACCGCCAGTCCTCGACGCCGCCGGCCGCCTTCGTCATCGCGGCGGATGTTTTGAGCGACTGATCGATGAACTGCTGCAGCACCGGATAGCCGGCCTGGAACTGATCGAAGAGAGCCTGCAGCTTCATCTCCTCGTTTTGGAGCTCGATCCCTACTTTCTGCAGCGACACGCCGGCGAGCTCGACCACCGTTTGGAAATCCTGGAGGCCTCCGTGCGTGGCCATGAAATCTGCATTCAGCTTCTGCAGCTCCTGGTCGAACTGGGTCAGGGAGCTCTTGCCGTCGAGAACAGCCTGCGCGATCGCGTTGAGATCGGTGTTCGCGTTCTTGGTTTGAACGGTCAACTTCTGGAAGTCATCGACGGCCAGCAGATAGGCGGTGTGCCCGGCCTGCAGCCCGTTGTTCAGCTCCATCTGGAACTTGTTCAGTGCCGCCAGCGCTGCGCTGTACTGCGAAGCAGAGGCAGCGCCGTTGCGGAGGTCGGCTGAGATCGCGGCCAGCGTGATGGAGGCGTTGGCTGCAGCCACGGCCATCTGGCGGTGCGCGTCGGCCGCGAGGAGCATGGCGGTCTTCGCGTTCTCGAGGCCGCCATTCTCATTCTCCTGTTCGGTGGCCAGGGCCTTCAGCGCCGTCTCGTACTCTTTCACCGATCCGGTACCGGCGGCCATGGCAGCGGCCGCGCGGTCGAATGCATTCTGCGCGTTGAGCAGGGCCTGGCTGATTGCGCCCCCGAGATTCTGGAAGTTGGAGACCATCGTATCGACGGTCTTGTTCACGGCCTCGCCCGATTGGGCTACATGGTCGGCCATATTCTTCGTATCGGTTGAAACGGACGCCGCCGTATCACCCCACACCTCCGAAAGGATCCTTCCGGTGGAGGTGAACTCGGATTCCATCTTGCCGGCCGCCGCGGCCCAGTCGGCAGCGATCTGTTGGGCGCCGGCCTTGATGGCGTCGACCGCTCCCAGGAACTCGCCCTTCGCGATATCGTCCATCGCGATTCCGAAGGCGACCGCGCCGTCGGCCGCCAGCTTAAAGACACTGACAACGAACGTGATCGATTCACCCAGCACGGTGATGAGGCCGAGGATCACGGTCTCGATGGCGCCGATCGCGACCTTCAGTGCTTCAATGCCTCCTGCCTGACCCATGGCCGCAAGATCGTCGCCGATTTGGACCATGGCTTCGTGGACGGCGTTCTTCATCTGCTGGAACGACTTGGTCACATCATCGGTCTTATCGGCCAGGTTCTTGACCGAGTCCGGAAGAGCCTGCATGAGGATTGCGGCCCGTTGCGAGGCTGCAGATACGCCGTCGATCGTATCCTGGATCCCTTTGAAGGCGGCAGAGACCTCATTCGAGGAAGCGCCCGCCATGTGCATCGCGGTCGCCACTTCTTGCATATTGAGGCCCGCATTCTGAAGCGTGCGGGACATCAGGGCGCCCGTATTTGTCATGCGCTCCCAGCTTTGGGCGACGGTCTCAAACGAGCGGCCGCTGGCGACGGCGCCCGAAGCGATCGCGTCGAGGACAGCCGGGATCTGCCCGAGGTCGACGCCGAAGCTGGTAAAGCGGACCAGGGCTTCTTCTGCCGAGGTGATACTGACACCGATGCGATCGGCGATCTCGGGAATCTCAGCGAGGGCGGCTGCAGCTTCGCCGGCGCTTCCGGTGATTGCTCCGATGGCTTCGCCCGCGCGCTGGAGCTCGCCGAACTTCTCCAGTGATCCGATCACCGCTTCTTTCATCGCCTCCAGCGATAGCGTGATGCCGACGAGCTTCAGGCCTTCGAGGATGAACTCTGTTAATTTGTCGGTGGCATCTGCGGCGGCGTGGGCTGTGTCATGCAGTGCCGGCGGGATGGCTTCGAGGGCAGGCACCGCATCGTACACCACTTTCCCCATCGTTGTTACTTCGTCGTCGAACAGGGAGAGCTGCTGTTCGGCCGCGCGCACTGGCGCGATCAGGCCGGCGTCGAGGGTTTCGCCGAGCCGCGCGACAGTATCAACGAACTCCTGGAGCGAATCGCGGGTCGAGCTGAGGACCGCACGCAGGTCTTCCCAGGCGGATTGATCGGGCCCAATTCGGAGTAGGAGATCACCGAGCGTCATTCGAGCGTTTGCCTTGCGCGCGCTCCAGAATGCTCGCGACTTCCGGTTCGATCACGCCGCCCATAATGGCTACCATCTTGGCGGCTTTGCGTAGCATCATCGTACCATCATCGACCTCGGGCTCAGCGTCGATCGGCTTCGGCAAAAACTCCGCGGCCGTCCACGGATCGGGCTTGATGTCGGGGTTGCGCTGGAGGTTCGCTAACACACTGCAGATGACGGCCGCAGGGAGATCCGCCTCGCGCTCCCGAACCCGGAGGCAGCGATCGAGCAGCGTATCGAACTCGCGCAAGGTCAGATTCCAGAACACGTCGGCCTCGAGGCGAAGGTCGACCAGGGCGAGGGACCAGAGCTGCAGGAAGTTTATGTCGCCGTCGTCATCGGGTCCACCGCTTCCGGCATTTCTACTTTTTTTTCCGGCGGCGTCGAGCCGAGGAAGGCGAGCGAGAACTTTTGGACCAGATAGGGATAGGCGGCTGCAGGAATCAGATCGAGGTCAAACAAATCGAGGTCGGGAAGCACGCCGTCCTGATCGTGATGGCCACAGGTGCACTTCACACCCTTGACGGGATCATGCCGCAGCCCTTCGTGCAGAAGCTCCGGGAGCATCTCTTCGTCCAGGTCGACGATCAGACTGTTCTTGCCAAGGAGAGGGCGCCCACCGAGTTTCTTCCGGAGGCGTTTCATGCTGGCGATGGTGTAGCGCAGGCTGCGGATCTGGCCGTCGCCGAATAAGTCGACCTCGATCGCTTCGGTTGGAATGCTCGGAAAGTCCAGAGGCTTTACTGTGGGTGACATGAGGGCAAGCGTACCATAGAAAACCATCGTTTACCGAACGGGTCGCGTTGAAAACAAAGCGAGCGCGCGTGGCTGTACCCACCATGTACCACCAGGTTCCACGAGCTCGCGTGGAAGGGCCGATTGGGTCCGGTCGGGTCCGGTTGGGTCCGGTCGGCTTAGGTGATCCCGTTCACGCTGCCGAGGCCGAGGGTCGGCTTGCCCGAGACCTTAATCGTGATGTTGCCGAGCATCGATCCCATCACTTTGTTGTCTGGCTCGAAGCCCACCACGACGCCCACGAAGGACATCTTCGTGAACGGGCTGGTCGGATACACCATCGCCATGTTGCGCTTGGCCCGCTGCTCGAAAAGGTACTTCAGGCCGCCGGCCTGCGTGCCCGCGATCGTGGCAGCTTCGTTGTGGCCGACGAAGTTGGGATCGAACTCGATCGGGAAGGTTACCTCCTGGCCATCCTTGAGGGAACTGATAAATTCTTTGTATCCGCTCGCGGAATCCTGGGTGGTGACGTCGATCGTGTCGGCCTTCATCTTCGGGCCAGCGAAATCCTTCGCGCTGGAAACGAGGAAGAACGTCTCGGGCGATCCGGCATCGCCGATCCATAACGCAGTCCCGATCGCAGCTTGTTTAACAGCACTCATAGTTGGGTGCTCCTTTCGTGGTCAACTGGACCAGGCGCCCCAACCAGAGATAAGTTGCCCGGATGTCCTCTGAATTGTAGCAGTGCGAAAGGGAGCTTAGATCACGCCCAGCAAGTCGAGGCCGAGGAAGAGGTCGCGGCCGTGGAGCGCGACCAGGCGCTGGCATTCTGCCTCCTGCCAGGGCTGTTCATTATAGTGAACGTGCGTCAGCAGCTCACCATAGACCGCCAGGAAATGATCCGGAAGAACGGCATAGGTCCAGGGAGGCTCGCCCAGCAGCGGTCGGGTGGCGTAGCCGTAATACTTCTCGATGTCGGGAATCGCCTTGTTCGGCCAGCGCAGCCGCTCCGTGATTTTGTAGAGCGCATGCTTGGCCTTGTGGCGGCGTTCATCGGCGGCCCAGTAATGGAGTACTCCACCGGCGCCGGCACCGGCGATCGGGATGTGGGCCCGCAGCGGGAGGCCCATCGGTTCCCGATGGTGAAACATATCGCCCTTCCAGCAGAGGCCCGGCTGGTATTGGAAGCCAAGCGAGGTGACGCGCGGTTTCCAGATCCCGTTCGTGTGATAGAGGCCAGCGGGCCCGCGCAGATAGTAGTAAGGCACCTGGAGAATCGCGTCGTTGGGCGTGCGGTGGAAGAGCTCGCGCGCCAGCGGTAGAAGGTTCGCGCTCAGCACTTCGTCAGCATCGATCAGAGCGATGTGCGTGGCGCGCGGACCGTCGCAGGAGATGGCCAGCTCCAGCAGCGCCTGGCGGTGTACCATCTCGGGCCAGCCTTCGTCGTCGCTGGAAAAGATCCACACGCGGTTCGGGTGCTCCTTGGCGACCCGCTGCGCGATCGACCAGGAGTCATCACCGCACGCATGCAGCAGAATCACCAGGTGGTCCACCCACATCAGGGCAGCTCGCGCGGTGAACCCGAGGATCCAGTCCTCGTTCTTGACGGGCATAATGCCGGCAATCACCATAGTTCAATCCTCCTCTTCGTCTTCGAAGTCGTCGAGCTCGAGGTCGTCGGCATCGATGTCGGCCGGGTCGCAAGCGTGCGAACACGTTTCCTCGTTCTCATCGATCCAGGTGTCCTCGCCGTCGCAGTCGCAGGCCTGGCCGCAATCGGGACAGCTATGCATGCTCGAACATCGTGTTCTTCAGCAGGGCGTTATATTCGAACTCCCGCAGCACTTCCCACCCGGGCAGCATGTGATAGAGCTCGTGCTTGGTAGCCTGGCCAGCATACAGGGCTTGCTCCTCGACCTCAACGAATAGGTAGCGCGTGCGGGCGAGAGCCATCTTGCCGCCCTCGATCATATCGCGCTCAGCACCCTGGATATCGACCCAGAGCAGATCGATCCGAGAGAGCTGGTGATCCGTGAAGATGTCGTCGAGGCTGTAAGTGTCGACTTCGGTTTGAGCAGGAAAGGTGCACCAGGGGATGGCGGTCTTGTGGAGCGTTGGCTCGCGGATGGATCCGGATCCCAGGGCCTGGTTGGTGGTGTTGTCACACATGTGGAAGACCGCCGAGCCGGCGCTTCGCGAGATCGCGCCCGCGACCAGATGCACGCCGGGCGAGGTGTTATCAAATCCGCGGCCGCGCAACGTGCGAAGGTTTCGCGGATCAGGTTCGACCAGCACGTAGCGCGGAATCTCGTGATCGGGCGCCTGCGCGCGCCACTGGTCGCGTACGGCGTCGAGCAACCAGACGGTGTCATCCCCATCACATGCGCCGAGCTCGACCACGTAGGGATGGTGGAGCTCCTCCAGCAGCTTGGTCACTGCGATGCGCTCGTCAATGGAACTCATGGCCTTTGTTTCTCCTTTTCCTGCGCTTGTTGCTGGGCTAGGCTGGCGAGGGCCTTCTTGGCTTCGACCTCCGCGAAATTATAGGGCTTCGCGCCCGCGACGTCGAACGGGCAGGGCGTGCCGCCGTGTAGGGCCGCATAGGTCCGTTCCCAGGGCGGGCGCCCGTCGTATCTGTCCACGTGCGCAGCGCAATCGAGGCACCAGAGCTTGCGTGCTCCTGCAAAGCTCACAGGGACCTTCGCCAGCGGCCGTCCGCAGCAGCCGCAGCCGTCGTCTTCGTACTCGTCTTTATTCATTGGGCCCTTGGACAATTTCGATCGGGATCTTGACGCCATAATGCTTTCGGACCGTCTCGCTGGCTGCGAGCTCGATCACAGCAGAGTTGGCGGCCGTATAGGCAATGCCCAGGTGGTCGCAGATCTCCAGCTCACTGATGTGTAAGACGTTTTCCGCGTCGACGTAACAGCCCGGGCCGAGCTGCTTCATCCCGATCGACCAGGCCGGCGGTGAGCTGCTGCTACTGCGCGGGTGGCAACGGTTCGCCATACTATCCACCCACCTCTTCGTCTTTGCACAGGGGCCGGAAGCTGCAACCGCTGCCCTCGCCCATCACCACCTCCTCAGACGGAATGCTCTGGCCCTCACCGCTCAGCGTTTGCACCGGGCACGGAAGCTGCAACGGTGGCATGGCTAGGCCCTGATGGGTCTTCTCGATGGATACGGGTTGAGCCGGATCCGCTTGGATCACCAGCGGAATCGGTTCATGACCCGGGAAGCCACCGTCCTTGCGGATCTCAAATAGCTTCTTGCTACGGTCCCATTCCGTCGTGCTATTGATCTCGGCCGCCCAGGCCGGCATGTCGGATCGCAGCAGCCGCGGTCGGGCCCAGTGATTATGCAGGTGGGTCAGATCGCGGCGCTGCCAGAGGATACCCATGGCTTCGGTCACGTCGTGGAGCTCCTCGTCGGCGAACATGTGCCAATATTGCTGCCACAGGGGGCCGCCGCCACGATTGATCCTGCGGCAGAACTCGCGGCCCATCCAGGGCGATCCGCAGATGCGCTCGATGATCGCGCTCTTTGGTTTGCCGGCCCAGCTCGCCGCGTCATTCTCGCCCCAGCGATCGCCGGTGGGTTGCATCACACCCCAAGTAGCGCGAATGGGCTCGATCAGGCGCGCGCAAGTTAAGAGCGACATATTGTCGGGGACCACCACCTGACCCGATGGCAGGATCGCCGGCGTCGCGTAGCCGGCATCGTTGAATGCCTTATTGACAGCCGTCGCGTAGAAGAAGTCACTGCACTGGTTGCCGATCTCTGCGGCGGTAAAGTTGGGATCGGGCAGGGTGTCATCACCACCGGCGACGAGCCACTGTGCAGAAGGATCCTTCTCCATCACCCAGCGCACCAAGAAGTTAACCGACGGCGCCCAGCCGTGATAGCGATCCACCCACTCGACCAGGTCGTAGGGCACGTCGTCACCGTCGGCCCGCTCGCGCATGATGGCGATCTTATAGCCGCGATCGCGCCAGGCCGGCAGCGTGGACTCAGCCAGCGGCCGCTTGGCTGGAATACAGAACCAAACGTTCATAGATGGTCTCTCTTTCTTCGCATTGGCCCACGCCCGCCAGTCACCGCGATGGGTGATGAAGGCGTCCGCGAGCTCCATGCCTCGCCGGATCTCTTCGCGCGTCAATACTTCCGAAGGATCCATTTTCAGGGGGCCTGTCCTTTTTCGATCCGATGAGCGATGATCCGCTGAGCGATGGCATCCAGTTCACCGTTCTCGCGATCGCGGATGTACCGGCGATAGTTGCGCTGCCATTCGCAACCAGCGCACTGGCAGTCCGGTTGTATCCGTTGGCCGGTTGGGTCTACCGAGCAATGGACAAGGTCGACTGCATCGGCCAGGAGGTGATCGATGATATCCAGCATCAGTTCTGCGCTCCTGATCGCTTGTAGATCAGCGGCGATGAGATCCCTGGCGCTGGCTCCTCAATTCCGAGCTTCTTCGTGATCTTGCTGGCCAAGAGGTCACAGAGCTGGGCCGCTTCGAGCTGCTCAGCCGCGCTCGGAGGCAGGTCGCCGATGAAGTG